TTTTTTTTTTTTGGGATCATACGATAAAATACTGCGGCTACACGCCGCAAGCGTGTGAAGCAATTATTGCTTAGCCTAGCACCGCACACTAGGCATTAAAACTACGTATATATAACGATAATTACATAGTATAAGTAGGGTAATCGAAAGTACTGTCAAATTTCTCCGACAAATTACTTTGATAAGAATAAACAGTCGGAACATTGACGAAAACAAACGGCGTAAAGTCGTGTCCAGCCGAGACAAAAGTCTCAACTGAAAACATCTCTCTATTAACGTCAGAAAACGTCTGACCATAACATCCTATCACAATGTTGTCATATTCGAGCCCTGTGTAAGAAATTTCTGAAACATCATTAAGAGCTACAGGGTTAGCAGGATACATTCTATGTTGAGAATACATAGGCACTCTGGCAGACACGACAGGTTCAACATCACCGGCCACCATACTAAACCCGTTGAAGTCACATTCAGTGGCGTTCAAACCAACCTTGGCAACGCTAGAGGCAGTCGCCTTGGCCAAGGGCAAATAAGTGGCGTTAATAAATCTATTAGAATCATACCTAATAGACTCTGGTTTCCTAGAAATACTGAGGTTATCAGTTTCTTTGAAAGTATCATCAAATCGAGCACGCCAGTTAACAGAACCTCTCCATCCAACAAAAGCAGCAACAATCCACGTCATAGGATGGGTCCTGCACAAATTGTAAGGTGTAGAAACACTACTATTCTTAATGCTATTTTGGCCTGCAGCAGTCCTGCCCCTCATGCGTGGAAACCTTGGTGTAATTATGGACAGACTCACGAAATAATTCTTAATAGTGGTGTTTGCCCTAAACATATACTGGGCATGACGCACAGTACGCTGCATAACAGTACGCAACGATTTAACGACCTCACCCATATAAATGGTATACGCAGCTTCACCTTGAAGTGTCTCTTGGCATGGTACAGAAACAATAGAGTCAGGCATGGGCCCTTCATCACTCTGTATGTCATAAGGATCTAAGTATGTAAAGATAGGTGCATGAGTTACAAGGCCAACGTCATTAAAATATTGTTGTTCTATGTTATGTGGTTCTGCAAATTCCACATCTGGCGCAGATATGTAACAAGCAACAACTACACCATTCGTGGTATCAGGTGCAGTGAGCTCATTGATGACATGAATGCGCAAAACGCCATTAAAATAGCCATCAGAATACGTTGGTAGTGTTGAACCATACCCTCCAAACAAGGGCAATGTGGGAACCTGATTAACGTAAGTGGCCAAATGACCAGCAAATTTAAATGCCTCTGAACCCATATAAGGAACCTCAATTTCAATTTCTGATGATGTAGAAATATCCCAGATCTTATTAATCTGTTTAACCGCGTCAACACTAAGACTTCCATTAGGGTCATAAGTGATCCTAAGGCGACCCCTATGATATCTAGATGCAAGTACTTTAAACTTAAGCCTAACTGGTCCGCGCCACTTGCGAAACAATTGCGCAATATGGCCAGCGGGTGTCATAGAAACTACCTTATAACTACCAGCTGTAGCATAAAGAGCTGTATCAATATTGGCAAGCTCTGGCGTAACATATGTCTTAAAAACCTCTGTGTCAGAAGGATAAGTGCCCAACCAATCAAAAGTTGTAAAGAAGGACTCCCGTCCAGCATAATTGGAAATAAGGAGCTCATCAGCCCCATCATATCCCACAGTCCTCGGGTCGATGGATAATTCGTTCTTAGGGTCAAGTGTCAAAGGCTCAATGACTTCGCCAACCTGAGTGTTTGCAAGATTGCCTACTGTCCTTATCTTATTGGGAATCGTGTTAGATAATGTGGGCACATTAGAATATCCAAAAATCCTTGCTATTGATGCTGTAGCAGCTGAGGCAATGTTGGTAGCCAATGCATATGGTCCTATAACAGGCACACGCACAAGTGCGCCGGACATTGCAGCCACAGCCGACGCTGTAAAACTCACGGGGCGATCAGAATATTCGTCAGATTGCACCTCATATGCAGGCCCAGAAAGTTGGACATCAGTAGCCCACACATAAACACTAATGTTGGCATGCGAACCAGCCGTACCAGAGCAGTTGTTAAGCGTAGAAACGGATGTCAAATTAATCCGACCCATCTTCTTCAATTCTTCGGTAAAATCTAGACGAGTGCCAGAAAGATTGAGCCAATTCTGGTGATGGACAAAGGGCATAGACAAAACGCCCCCCTCATTAGTTTGTGGAAATAAATCCACATGCATCCTTTGAGAATAACCCATTAGCTGACCATTACGGGAAGCTTTAGCAGTATCAATATTACCACCCGAATAATCGGTCGAACCAAGACAAGAGACCAAAGGCTTATAAGATGCTATCACTAATCCAGATTGAAAAGGTGATGCATTAATCATGAACTTAGCATGAAGGTTGCACCTCAAACGTGAATATCCAAAAAGCTTATTCCTGATGGTTAAAATGTTAAAAAACTCATACCAAGGCAATAGAACTTCATCCAAGAGTGCACCCTCATTCCAAACATATGTGGCAACATGTACGGGTCTGGAGAACCAGTCGCCCAAAGCCACGTTGTCAACAGCGCCGTCATTAAAAGTGGAATCTGTCACTACAACATTTGGTGTAATGGTAAGAGGTGCGTCTTCTACAAATGTGGTATTCTGTTCAGTTTCTAAGGCAGAACGATTTCCAACAAGCGTATTGTCATTGTTATTATTGTTATTGATAGCGGCGAGCAATCTATGTACGACAGCATGCCTGCTCAAGCACGCTGAAGTGTTATTGACGGTCGCGTTCACGCCTACACATGGCGCTAATAACTTTACTATATATAGCACTTCACAATTACCGTCATATTCGTGAAAGATCAATATATAGATCCTTTTGGTGCGGTCAATGAAGACCAGGACGTAGGTCACGCCCTTAAATCTCTATGCGAGCAAATTTGGCGGAACGGTCTTTCCATTCCACGACCTGTTCATCCCAAGTGGGATAACATTCGTAAATATCGTATTTAGATTCTATAATAGACTGACAAAAAGCCGAATTGCGTTCATAAATTACTCGACCTTGGAAAAAGCTTTCAAAAACAAAAGCTCGCAAGATTGATAAAACCTGTGTGATCTCTGGTATACTATTAGATTTGAGATAATGACACACCATCTTAGACATACTCTTGTCACTAAGTGGGGCTAAAAACCCATCTACATCAGGATTATAAACAAATCCGCGTGACAGAAAATCGACTTTAGAAATGTCAAGGTAGTCCACACACCCATCTTTATCTTTATCAGGTGTTGTGTAGCCGACGCCCACAGACTTAAGAGCACGCTTAAGATTATTGTGTGTGAACCATGGAATTTCGTCACTAACACACATCCCATTATCGTCTCCATACGTGATAAGATTAACGTATTTCCTGAAATCCAACACTAACTCACGTGGTAAACGTTCGTTCTCAGCGCATACCACAAATGCATAGCGCATGTAAAGACAATTAGCTAAACAATTGATCATTGTGGTGAGTGGTGACCCAGATGGGTTAATCCCACTGAACATTATCAAATCACCAAAAAAATCAACCAACGGACAAGCTGTGTCTTCTTCAATACAAGAAATCGCACGAATATCGTCAGGCGTATAATTGCCACTGTGATTACATAAAGTCTTGATTATAAGGAAAACAGAACGCATGACACACAAAGTCATCGTTTTGTCATAGCTGACGTAATCACCAAATATATTATTAGGGTGTACAGTCAAATACCTATATAAAGTGGTCCACTCGGACGATTGCGCCACTATACCCATGGCCGTTTCGAACGCAAATTGATTACGCTGCATCAACCGAGCTAATGTCAACGTATATTTCCTAGTCACAATGCTAAAATCCACAGGACTACAAAAAAGATGTCTAGTCCTATGTTCATCAAACTTGGCTTGGCTAATAGGCTCATCTTTAGTGAAAGCCTTCCATACTATGAAGGCACGTTTACCTTCAGCATATGCAGCATATATATTATCAATCCTACGTTGCAACTCGGGAATGGGTTCGTATGCAAACTGGTGACCATCACGTGGTTCGCACCTTTGAAAATAATTAATCTTCTTCTGTGAAAAGGGCCAACCCGTACTAGTGCTCATAACTATTGAGTCTATATAACTGTAGTTGGCAACACCATTTATAGATGAATAATCATCTAAGGGTTTTAAATAAGTGAACTCTTTAGGCGGCACACGGGCTATAACGTCTTTAATATAAGCAGCTGTAACATAACCAAGAATGTCTTCACTCATTGAGTTATCTGAAACAGTCTCGAGCAAAGCCTTCCTATGTATCTCCCAACCAGCTAACTCTGGCGCAACTTTTTGAGAAGAATATCCAAGTTGTTCAAACTCTCTCCGAAGCGGGAAGTCTTTGACCTTGGAACGAAGGTTGCTGTCCCTAATACCATCATGTGATCCAATTGGCATAAAAACTCCATCGTCAAACCAATGTAGCGGACATTTCGGGTGTAGGGGTTTAAGATGCACATCGCGATGCTCTGAGCCTAGTCTACACACATCATGTCCAATTGGAGGGTTAACAATTGAAGCTTCCATACTCCAGCCCACAATGTTGTTTATATTTCTAATAGACCTATCATTGAGTGTCTGATATGCCTCCATAAACTTGTTGTAAGTAAGAGGGGCGGTTATGGTATTACGCCCAGAAGCAGCATGATGTAAACCAGCTATGATAAGGCCATTACCGTCACTATCCATATTAAAGACAGAAACGGAACCACAATAGCCACTCTTGGTTTCCTTATCAAGCTGGCATTTAAACCCTCTATCCACCAACTTTTTGTCATTTGACGCCTTTGCGTTAATATGACAAAACCTAGCACTCGTAATCTTAAAAATTTCAGGACTACGTATGTCATCATCAGCGCCCGCAGGTAATGGCATTCTGAACATATGCCCAGAAAAAATAAGATCTCCATCCGGTTTAGGTTCTTCTTTAAGTAAGAACTTTGAGATGTCACGCCGCTTGGGTAAACTGGCTAGCCTAACCACACATATATCAATGTCAGGTATGCGATAAACCATATCAGGTATGACCTTAGCATCAGGTAAAGGTCGGATGCGTCCGGGATTACTATCAAACCTGATAACACATTCATCAGACAATAAAACGTGGTTGTTCATAACCAAAAAATTATCCATAACAAAAAGTGCGTTGGCCTTGGCATAAGTACCATTAGCAACAACTGTAACATGATGCAAGTTGCCTATAATCATGTTCTTAACATCATTAACGTTACAACTACTTGTGGCCCTGCTAGCTTGTGACATCTCAATCGGGAAGCCTTTGGCTAAATTAGGAACATAAAAGTTTTTCCTGTCTGCTTCCCCATCAGCCTCAAACATCTGTGGTTTAGAACCACCATTACCCTGATATTCATATCTGCGTTTCCGCGAATACAGGTGATAACCTATGGCACCAGCAGAAATTATCGACAAAATGACAGGAACCGTATATTGAGTGTCAGCGAGATGCCAACCTTGCCAAAAAGTGGCCAAGCCCCATATAGAGCGGCGGCACGATGCACGTATACGCCTAACAAACTTCTGGCTAGTCCGAGACATAGTAATCCAACACTGTAAAAACCTGTTATTGACATTATCCATCACTTTATGGCAAGTGTCATACGTGCGTACCATATAATTCATGGTGCGGTATATCTGGGAAACATGGAACGTTAACCAGTCCAACACAAATTGCGTAATCGCAGCCGTCAAAAAGCAAACAAAACTCAAGAAAAACCCAATGACAAATCCACGAAATGCAAGTGCAGAATTCACCTCAGGGTTAGGAAAATCCTCAATCCCATGAGATGTTTCTTCAGACTGTACTTGAGGGCCGCACGTACACATAGGTTTATCTTTACCACAGCCATCACAATGACAAATACATATCATTTCAATCTTACCACATATAGGACATGTTGGTATGTTTACAAAGTTTTCTGAAGACTCCATAACCAATTTTTGAGCGCTTTTATGTCTCTGGACGTTGGCATCCATCCACCTCACAAACTCAGCTAAAGTGCCTCTATTTAAAACTATCTCATACTTGACGTTTTTGCCATCAGGAATAACAGATTCGACAGTCCAAGAATAGTAATCGTTAGAACCATCAACACGTGTTGGATCTAAACGTGTACCCAATGAGCCATCACTATTAACAACGGCAAATTGGGGTAACACCTCAGGTGAAACCACAAAGGGAAACCTACGTAAAGCCGCGGATGGTACATTAAAATGTGCATGTGAGGCTAGATCCTTAACATTAGTAGTCCCAATAACAAGTTCAACCCTAACAGGTATCTTGCCCTTACTCTCCACATCAGCCTGTGGTGCCAGGAAGGTAACGTTATTCACAACCCTCATCAAAAAATTAAGTTGAGGGTCCCCGTCAGCAAGTTTCTTAGGGTGTGGAACAGCTATATCGTCGAGAACCAAAGTGTGATGGAACATACCATATGACGACATATATTTATCATGCGGATTCAATGTATAGCAATACTCCTGACCAGACGGTAAACCAACCATTTTCGCGTATAGCTCTTGAATAAGGCGTGTTATCGTGGATTTACCAATAGAAGTTCCACCATAAACTAAGAGACTGAAAGGGGCAGGCCTAAATTTCTGTGAATTAAGGAAAACCTCAAATGCCTCATTAACCTCATTAAGAGTTTGAATTTTCTTACTGATACTTTCTTTGACAAAATTGGAACTCCCCCTAGTCACAGCCCTAATATGTGGAGCTCTGTCTAACAGAGAATGTAATTCATAGGCAAACGTATGAAATGTCCATTTGTCCCCAGTGGCATTACACATGGAGGTCATCATCGGAAAATTCTTTGAAACCCTGTCCACATTATATACACGATCACAAAAATCACGCACACCACTGCTAGTATCAAAAAAATCATTAACGTCACCGCTCTCAACGAATGCGACAAATTTAGAGTATATGTTACTAAGGGTTGACACAATGTCAACGAAAATATTAGTCCCGGAAATCACAGGACTAAACTTAAAAGTCCTCTCACATTTGTCAAAGATGTCAAGAGTAAACTGATTGTTACCAAACATCATAAAGAGACCACATAGAATGGTCAATACACGAACAATTTCCTTATAGGTATCACTCTTAAGGACGTCCATAAACCACGTAAAAGATGTATTAGACTGTATATCGTATCGTCCAGATATATGTCCGCAAAGACGATTAAGGATGGATATAAGGTGGTCTATCACAGATCTATTCGTTCTAAGCTTAAACAACACGACGATAGCAATTGAAAAATCAAAAAAGTCTTTAGAACGATAAACGCTGTAAGAGAAAATAAGCAAATCCTCCACAAGTTTAACATGGCTCTCAGGGACCTGTCCATTCTCAACTACATCCGCAAGTTGTTTGTGTACACACTTAACCATGTCCATGACGTCGGCCACCTCGGAAACTGGGTCAATATGAGACCCACGCGCTTGAGGGTCAGAAAACTGTTCCTCAAGCGCTTGTACATCATATTGTACCTGATCACCACGAGAGCGAACCCTACGTCCGGGTTTGTTATCCACAGAATATGGACACTTATAACGCCGATTAGGGTAAAAAGCATAATCGCCACTGGCCCTAATAGGCCCGCCGGCATAATACCCAAACAGCTCGTGTGGCTGCCTGCGTCTGTTAGTATTGGGATCACGTGAAAGACACAGATACAATCCGGTACAATCAAAATCGTACGGTGTACTGTCATATGTCTCCAATGTGTTCCAATAATTAGTACAGACTAAATGAAATTGTGACACAAATAGGTTCTCATCAGCAGAGCGCGAAACTCTGTGGGTCGCCCCCGTGCTATGCAACAAAAGATTGCAAGCACCCATTGTGCAACAAATTTTGCATGGGTTGGCGCGCCTAGGAAGAGGGAAAACCTCCTCACAAGGAGCACATGAAACCTTAGTGCTCATCAGCACATAGTAAGGTTTCATCTTTGTCATATAAATGACAAATGGTTCGGCGCGGTTAAACACCGCGTAATCACATGCATGAACGTTTCCAGTGTTTAATTCAGCAGCTTTGGAAGCATTCGATGTCTCGGCACCCGAAGCATACATAGGGTTGATTGATTCCCCATGCGCCTTGGATGCGTCAATGACGCTGAATCTGACTCCTTTCTTACGTTGTGCAAGAAGCCTACTTCGGTTTTCCTTTGTAGACTTGAGCATAATTGATAGTGTTGTTGTTTAGGTCAACGGCTCTACAGCTACCTTGCGTTTAATCCACGTGAAAATTGGAGAGCACGCAAAACTTAAAAAGAAGGAAGGCATCTAGTCTTGGCAGAGAATCCTCAATGCCTTTGGTTTCAGTAAACCAACTCCTCCACTACAACTCTGCTAATTGTAGCTTCATAGGTAATCATGGTCTGTTAAATTCACAGACAGCTGGAACAAAGCCGCAAAAGCGGCTGGGTGTAAGCTGGAATGTTGAAAACAACTATGGGAAGGGTGAGTGGTCAATTCACCAATAGACCGAATGAAGGAAATGATGGCTGGTAAACCACCTTACCTGGCAAACATACGTAACGTAATGAAAATATAATTATTATATATCATTACGTTACATATATTTACTGGCCT